ATGAAGAATCTATGGGGTACGCGAACGGCGGTGGGATTGGATCTATGATGCAACCTAAGAAAAAATTTGTAGAACAAGATGGTTTTTTAAACTACATAAAAAATTCAGATTCAGTAACAGTTCCTAAAAGATTTAAAGCTAGAGAAAATGCACCAGCAACTAAGCTTGCATATATTACAGATGCAGAAGCTAAAATGTTAAAAAAACAAAACAAAGGTACACCACATAAAGGACCAAAAGGTATACCTAGTTATGATTCTTTTGATGCACAGGGTGGTTATACAAGTGGTACTGCAATGAGTGCTGCTGAAACAGGTAGTAGTAATGCAAGAGACAGAGCAGAAGTTAGAGCTAGTAATATAGGAGGACCAAAAGGTTTAGCACCTGGTGTTAAATCACAAGAAGAAATAGCTTTAAGAAATGCAGCGATTGTAGCGGGCGCGGGTCAAAGAGTTAACCCAGGTTTTTTTGATAGTAGAAATACAATATCTCCACAAGAGCTAGCATTAGCTAGAGCATCTGATCCAAGAACATTTAATAGAGTACGTGGTACAGGTGGAATTATGGGTTTTCTTAGAACTGGTGGAATTTTTGGAAATTTACTTAGAGGTCTTGGACAAAAATTTGGTTTAGGAAAAACATATGATCAACCAACTTATGATATGTCAGAGTTTAATAAATTAGGTCTTGGAGGAATAGATCCTTTTGCAAACATAGATATTAGAGATAAATTTGATAGAAAAAAAATTAATGTTACTAATCAAAAACCACCAGCAAATATTAAAGGAACAAATTTAAATGATTTTCAAATTGGTAATCCCGGTAAGTATGCAACAGCAGATATGATAAATGAGTTTGGTGTTAAAGCAGGGACAGCTGATGATATAGGTCTTATTGGTATGCCAGGCACAGCTGATGATCGTTTTGCTAACATGTATGAAGATCCTTTTGGCAATCCAACAAATGATTCAAGAGTTGTTTCTGAAGAAATGGGCTTACAAGGTGATGGTAGTATTCAAAATCAAAACTTTATGAATCAAGATTATGGAATAATAAACTCTGCAAAAACTATTCAAGAACAGTTTCCGGTAAGAGATGATTTTTTAGTAGATATTAAAAATAATCAAGACATAACAACTCTTCCGGCAGCATACGAAGAAATTAACAAAATGCCTATTAATATAAATGATCCTTTTTCTGAGTATAAAAATCAACAAGAATTTCTAAAACAAAATATAAACAATCCAGAATTTTATGAGGTAGAAAATGATTATACTGGATCGAAATTTAGATTATAGGCTAGGCTATGGCTGGAAAAAAAACTAGCACTCCTTATTTATATGAAACTCCTTCGGGATACCGAGTAATTGGTAAACAAGGAAAAAATACAATTGATCAATATTTTAAAAAAAACGAACTACAAAAAGCAAAACTTGCAGCTAAAAATTTTAGTAAAAAATTATCAGAAGCTCTTAAAGGTTTTATAACAAGACAAGATCTTGCTTCTCAAATAGGAATAACAGATAGTGGATTAGAAAAAGCAAAAGCTGCTAACACTGCTTTATGGAAATCCATTACTGATAAAATGGAAGTTAAAACTGTAGGGTCTAGAGAATATTATAAATATAAAGGTAACAAAACAGAATCTTTAAAAGAAATTAAAACTAATAGTGGATCTAGTGGGCTTGGTAAACCTCGAAAACTTTACAGAGGTGAAGTAAATGCAATGACTAAAGTTAAAGATATTTTAACTAAATCTAAAACTCCTCTAACAGTTAAAGAAGTTCAAAATAAATTACCTAATACTCCTAAAGCAACTATAAATAATGCATTTGCTAGATTAAAAAAAACTGATTTAAAAAATAAAATTAAATTAATTACTCCACAAGAAATTGCAGATGCAACTGCAAAAACAAAAGCAGTTAAAAGAGAACCTTTTATTAAAATAGTAAGAGATGTATTTGTTAAAGATCCAGATGCTACAACTGCCGATGTAGCAGAAGCTATGGTTGGTACTAAAAAATATAATAGTGCATCTTTAACTAGTAAATACAATTATGATACTGCTGCTAGAAAAAATATAGTTAAATTTTTAGAAGTAGTAGGCACAGGTTCTAAACAAAAAGTAAAAGGTTTTAAAGATATTGAACCAGATAAATTAGGAGATATTTTAGAAAGTATTGAGTCTCGTATTTCTGATTTTGGTTTTGAATCAGGACCTAAACGAGAAGTACAATTAGCTATAGCAGATGCAGCTAAAGGACTTCCTCCAAGAACAGGTGAAGAATTATTAAAAAGTTTAAGATCTACAGGAAGTGCAGTAGATCATGTAATTCCACTAGCATCTGTATTTAGAGATGCGCCTGGTTATACAGAAGCAGGACAAGTTATAGATTTTGATATTAATAAGAAAAAAGGAAATACTTTAGATGCAGATTTTGGTAAAGCTTTTAAAAAAGTTTTAAAAGGTGATTTTAGTAGTGTAGACAATTATAATAAAAAAGCTTTAGATTTTGCAAGTGCTAATAATGTAGACACTCCTCTTATTAGAATAGGAAATAATTTAAATCCTAAAGATTATGTAGCAAATTTTGATAATTTTTCTGAAGGAGCAAAACAAAACATAATTGATTTATCAAAAGAAAAAGGATTTGTTATTCAAACAAAAACTAAAACATTAGCAATGTTAAATGAAGGAACAAATCAATTAATAAATAGTACTGAAAAACTTACTAAACCTGAACAAATAAAATTTTGTAAATTTTTATCTAACGGTGGTTTGCCAGGAGATTGTAAACAAGCTATTAAAAAAGATCCAGAAAAAGCAGCAAAGATTTTATCTGAAGCACCAGTAACAAGTGCAGCTATGAACAATGTAAAAAAAGACTCACAAAAACTTATTCGTTTATTTCGAGGCGAGTCTTTTCCACAACGAAACACAAAAGGAATGAAATCACTAGCTAAAAATTTTGATACTTCTTTAGACGCTATTAAAAAACAATCATTGTCAGGACAATGGTTTACTCCCAATCAACAACATTCTCTTTCTTACTTAGCGGCGCCTGGTCGAATGAAATATGTGGATGTAACTCCTGCTGAATTAGAATCTTTTAATAGATATAAAGATAGAGTTAATAAAACAAATTTAAAATATAGTGCTCGACCTACAAAACAAAATGTGACGACATCTCCACATCATCAAATTATTCCTAGATATAAATTAAAAGAAATGGAAAAATCTGGCCGATTAAAAACAGCATATGACCTTAATCCTTTAAAAAACAGAAAGATTGGTGAAATGCTTGTTAAACCTACTGCAGGAGTTTTAGAATATAATGTTGATTTAGGAGCATTTGTAGATTCTAGATATCCAACTCAAAAAGTAAGTGACTTACAAATTAAAAATTGGGCTACAGAAAACCCAATGCCAGTTAAAGCTGGAACAGAAGATGCATTAAAACCTATCAAAGGTAATTTATTAAAAACTGTTGGTAAATCTTTAGCCTATGTCGGCGCTCCACTACCAACTGCTCTTATAGATACTTACTTTATAGGTAAACAAATTGCAGAGGACAGACCTGCAGCAGAAATTGCTAAAGATCCGTTGAACTGGTTAGGACTTGCTACTATGTCAACACTATCAGAAATTTCTGGTGTATCTAAACCAGGTAAAATGAATGCCGCATTAAGATTAGGGATGAGTCCAGGATTAATTAGAGGTGTCAGTAGATTTGCAGGTATACCAGGACTCGCGATTAGTACAGCGTTGACTGCGTATGACCAATACAACAAATACAAAAACGAAGAAGGGCTAATATACAATTTGTTCAATGATAAGGCTAAGGCTGTTTAATTGACAGAGTCAAAAACAACTGATACAACCCGATAAGGTGTTGAATCAACAGAAAATAGAGGATAGAATAGCTTATGGCTACAATAGATAAAAGTTTACCCAATACAAAGACTGAAATAGAAATTCCAGGAGAAGAAGTAATTGTTGGAGCAAAAGAAGAAGAAGTTGTTGAGGAACAAGGCAAAGAAACAGATATTACCATTGAAGAAGATGGTAGTGCTACAGTTAACTTTGATCCAAAAGCAGTAACTCCAGAAGGTGGTGAAGATCACTTTGAAAACTTAGCAGAATTTTTAGACGACAATGTTTTAGATCCATTAGCCTCAGAGTTAATGGACAAATACAAAGATTACAAACAATCAAGACAAGAATGGGTAGAAAGTTATAAAGAAGGTTTAAATCTTTTAGGATTTAAATATGTAACTAGAACAGAACCATTTAGAGGAGCTAGTTCAGTTACTCACCCAGTATTAGCAGAAGCTGTTACACAATTTCAAGCACAAGCTTACAAAGAATTATTACCTGCAGAAGGTCCGGTTAGAACTCAGATATTAGGAAATGTAGATGTTCCTAAAGAAGAACAATCTAAACGTGTTAAAGATTTTATGAATTATCAAATTATGGATCAGATGAAAGAATATGAACCAGAGTTTGATCAAATGCTTTTCTATTTACCCCTAAGTGGTTCTACCTTTAAGAAAGTTTATTATGATGATCTTTTAGGTAGAGCTGTTTCTAAATTTATTCCGGCTGAAGATTTAGTCGTACCGTATTCTGCTACCTCATTAGAAGATACGGAAGCTGTAATCCACGTTATACGTATGTCACAAAATGATTTACGTAAACAACAAATCAATGGCTTTTATAAAGACATTGATTTGGGAGAGCCGCCAGTTCAACAAGATCAATTAAAACAAAAAGAATTAGAATTAGAAGGCATTACTCAAACAGGTAGTGAAGACATGTACACAATTTTAGAAATGCATGTTAATGTAGATTTAGAAGGTTATGAAGATCTTAATCCAGAAGATGGAGAACCTACTGGAATTAAATTACCTTATATTATTACAATTGATGAAGCTAACAGCAAAGTATTATCTATTAGAAGAAATTATGAACCAACAGATTCTTTAAAAAAGAAAAAAGAATATTTTGTACATTACAAATTTTTACCTGGAATGGGTTTTTATGGTTTAGGTTTAATTCACATGATTGGTGGACTAAGTAGAACTGCAACCGTTGCGTTAAGACAATTGTTAGATGCAGGAACTTTAGCAAACTTACCAGCTGGTTTTAAAACTAGAGGTGTAAGAATGCGAGACGATGCACAGCCATTACAACCTGGAGAATTTAGAGATGTAGATGTTCCTGGTGGAAATATTAAAGATCAGTTTATGCAATTACCATTTAAAGGTCCTGATCAAACTTTACTACAGTTAATGGGTATTTGTGTTAACTCTGCTCAAAGATTTGCAAGTATTGCAGATTCACAAGTTGGAGATATGAACCAACAAGCTGCAGTTGGAACAACTGTTGCATTATTAGAACGTGGCTCACGTGTGATGTCAGCTATACACAAAAGATTATATGTAGGATTAAAACAAGAATTTAAATTATTAGCAAATGTATTTAAAACATACTTACCACCGGTGTATCCTTATGATGTACCTGGTGCAAGACGTGAAATTAAAGTACAAGACTTTGATGACAGAGTAGATATTTTACCTGTTGCAGATCCCAACATTTATTCACAAACACAAAGAATTTCTATGGCGCAGATGCAATTACAATTAGCGCAATCAAATCCTAAGATGCACAACATGTATCAAGCTTATAGATCTATGTATGAAGCAGTTGGAGTTAAAAATATTAATGCAATCTTACCTCCACCTCAACCACCACAACCAATGGACCCAAGTTTAGAACATATTTTGGCTATTAGTGGTAAACCTTTTCAGGCATACCCAGGACAAGACCATAAAGCACACATTGATGCTCATTTAAGTTTTATGTCAATCTCTATGGTACAAAATAATCCTATGGCTATGATGGCTTTACAAAAAAATATACTAGAACAT